CATCAGCACGGAAGGGGCAACAGCGTGGTGCGCAGAATATGATGAATGGGGCAACCTGCTGAGTGATGAGAACCCGCATCATCTGCAGCAGCTCATTCGCCTGCCGGGTCAGCAGTATGATGAGGAGTCCGGCCTGTATTACAACCGCCACCGCTATTATGACCCGCTGCAGGGGC